TCTTCGTCTATTTGTTTTGTAGTAAGGTTTTTGTAATTTTCCATAGCTACTGAGTATTCCAAGAAATTGTTATTTGACCCCCGTTATCTACTTGCACGGGGTAGGTGCCGGTAGTTGTAGGTACGCAATTAAATGTAGCGGGTGTGCCAGAATTTCCGGGGTTACCGGGACTACCGGGGTTTCCGCTTGTCGAAGAGCCTCCCCCTCCACCGCCCGAAGTGACTTGCCCGGCCCAACCTCCCGCGTTGTTTCCTGCCATCCTTGCACCACCACCACCACCGCCACCGCCACCGGCAAAACCGGCAGAAGTGTTTCCTTGTGCCCCCGCTGTCGGATTTCGTGGGATATTGTACGTGTCAAAGCTGTTAGAATAGCCGTAAACGCCTATCCCTGCCGCACCGCCGCCAGTAGAACCGCCGGGTATTGGTGGTGAAGAACAGCCTGATACGCCGGGACCGGGCATAGACCCACCAACATTATAATTACCGGGGCTACTACTCCCCGCGCCACTGCCCCCAAACCCTCCAATTACGCAAACAGATTGAATGTTTATAGGCGGAGGATTATCCAACGACTGTGTTTGCCCCTTCATACCCGTACCGCCGGTATTAATTGGCGAAACATTACTACCACCGCCATTACCACCAAAAGGTGACGTAGCGGTGACACTTCCCGCGGGTCCTGCCCTCGCTATATTCGAGCTGTTTCCAGCATTTCCAGCATTTCCGGAGGCACCGAGATTTCCCGCAGCACCGCCATTACCGCCATTACCGTTTGTAAAAGTTTGGCCTAAAGCTGAGGTGGTGGCCCCCGCATTGCCGGGATTTCCAGACAAGCCGGGACCCCCCGGCGCTTGTCTACTAGCTCCTCCGGCTTTTACACTAACTCCGCCGCAATAACCCCAGTTTTGATTAGGGGCAATCGGGCAGTTATTGGTAAGCGTTCCCGCACTTCCCCCGGCCCCGCTAAATCCGCCAGTTCCCGCACCGCCCGGATTACCCGCATTGCCGGAGGACCCGTTACCGGATACCGTAACAATTTCTAAACCTTCGGGGACAACAAAAGTTCCGGGTGAATTAAAAGTTTCGCTGCCCGCGGGTATGGGTATCCTTCCGCCAAATAAACCTACTTTACTAGTTCCTATAGGCATTGTTTTACTCCTAACGAAGTACGTTTATCAAATTTATATTCGGCATAAGGGCCGTTCTTGTCTACATAATGCAGCATAAATTGTACGTTTATTGTACTTTTAGGTAATTTTCTACGCCAGTGAGTCACTTCGCAACCCTTATAAATCACTGCATCCCCCGGCTCTAGCATACACTTTACGGGATCGTTACCTTCATATTGCATCCATATAGGCCATATACCGTTGGTGCATGCTACGTTAACCGTCACACTTACTTCACAAGAAGGTCTGTCCGTATGAGGGGTAAGCTCTTCGCCCTCTTGATACACGCGGCTATATGAATATGTTGGTTCTAACTCTAGCCCTGTTTGTTCTTCCACTACAGTTAAACACTGCTTCAATAAAACTTCTATTAAAGGGTCGGCATAGTAACTAAAACGGCTAGCCTCTTCCGGTTTAAGTTCTGCTTTTGGTGTCCATTCACCCGCTTTTATTTTGTTCTCAAAATACTGAGATATTGTTTGTATCGTTTGAGCGTCGACCAAACCTTCTACTTTGCAGTAACGGGCGTCTTGAAAATTACTCATGGTAGAACCACCCCGTAACAATATACTTGGTGTTACTTCCATAAACGGGATTTCCCCTATGCGCGTGAGTAAAAGACGCAGGCCAAATAATCATTGTGTTCTCGACAGGATTTATTCGCCGTTCTTGGTACAGAAACTCTGTTTCGCCGTTAGCTTCTATTGGCAAAGTGTTTAAATAAAGCATATACACTAGGCCCCGATTAGCTTGTTCCCCGTTACCTTGCTCACCATGCCACACGTGGTAGCCGCCCCCGGTAGAAGTTTTTTGCATTTTCAGGTTATTGCAATTCATCCTTATATCTTTAGCTACGGAAAATGTGTCCGTATACTGCTCAAAACAGTTTTGAAGTCCTTGGAAAAATATATCTACGGGGTTATCACCGTTAAAGGGTTCAAAGTTAAAATTTTTACCGTTTAACCCTATTTGATAATCGTCCTTTTTATGTTTGTGGACGCCCTCTCCTTGCTGCCTATCATTTCCGGCACCGAAACTTTGATTCCGGTCAAACTCCGCTATTAAGTGCGCACAGAAGCCCTCTGGGTACACGTCTGAAATAACGCCTATAAAATCTTTGGTTTCCATTTTCATTTAAATGCAGGTCCCGAAATCCATGTTACTAATGTTTGGCGCGTGCCTTTAACTACTGGAGTTACTTGATGCAAAGTCCACGCGGGAAATACAGTAATTAAACCTCTTTTTTTCTGCACTACGGTCGGTTTTCCACTCGTCAATATTTGCAGCTCCCCCCCTTCGTACCCATTCGGGTCTGAAAGTTGCAACACTATAGACAGTTTTCTTGAAACCCCCGAAGCGCCAAAATCTTGGTGCCACGTATACGCCCCCTGCCTGTCTTCGTGGTAGTTAGTAAGCTGCAAAGGTTCCGCGAAGCCTGTTAGATCAAACCCAAAATAATCGGAGTTTAACTGTGCTGCAATATGTGCTAAACGCTCGAAAACCCACTCACATTCAGGACCTTTGTTTAACCAGTTTAACTCTGAGCGCCTTACATGGTAGTTAAGGCCCCCCTTACTTCCTCCACCTACTTGCGCATCCTGTGTAGCTTCTTTTGCCTTTTGTTGCAGCCAATCAAGCTCTTGATCGGTAAATGCGTTTTCCCACCACGCAAACGGTTCTATCTTCCTAGAATACGGCGTCAGCAAATGCTGCATTAAATAAACCTTTTTCTTTGCGACAAAATAAAGTGTATGAACTTTGTCGGATTATTAGATTGGTTCGGTGTAATCATGTGCGGCAACCACGAGTTAAACAGCATCATAGTGCCCGCTTGCACATTGTTAAAGTGTATCTGAGGCGTTGCCATTGTAACTTGATCGTTAGGCGCTGCCCACAAATCCGCCATGCGCTTTCCCGGTCTTGGGTCATCAAATATAGGGTAAGACCCGCCTTCGGGCATTTCTAAAAAGTAGAACCCTGATATTTGGCTGTCTCCATGCACGTGCATAATATTACTACCAGTACATGCAAACTCTTGGCCCCACATTCCAGACACGTAAAACTCATACTCGTCTGTTAAATAACCCTGATCCTTTAGAATACTAACGCCCTTGTCTCGAAAGTAGGACGCTAAGTACCCAAGGTCAGGGTCATTCGCCATGTGCGTAGTCTGTTTGACTACCGATGGCTCCATTTGTTCATAGTATTTCTGGGTATGTTTTAGCGTTTCTTCCACCCACTCTGACCGCTCTTCACGGTATATAGGCGTTGAGAAATACGCATACGATTCCATTAACTATTTACAAAAGCTTCGAGCGTAGTCGCCATAGCAGTTATATCGGTAGCACCAATAACGCTTCCGGCCGCAGCCGTCTTATGGTTTTCCATAACGATATCTTTAGCCATACGCAACGTTTCTAACTTAGCGCGTTTGGAATCCGCCGCATTCTGGTTAGCCATTCGGTTATTGTCTATAGTTGTGTGGTAGTCAACTTGATTTTGTAACTCTTCTGGTAATGCCATTTTAGTAGCCTCCTAGGCTGTATTAAATTATGTGGTTAAATCTTTAGCCGGTATTGTAACATACCAAGTTGTACCGCCATCCGGCGAAAAGAAAAACCAAATGTCTACTTCATTAGCGCCCGTGCTTCTACTGATAGACCCGCCCGGATACTTAAAGGTGCCACCCGACAAAACTACTGTCCTAGAGGCCGTGGCATCGTTAGTAAGAATTAGCGTGAAAGACGTAGCCCTATTAGAGATACCGTTAGGGGTAGCCAACGTAAAGGTGCAGTTACCCGTTAGGGTCGCAGTAAATACGTTACCGTCGTCGCAGTCGATAGTTTGCGACGTTCCCGTGTTGCCAATAACAGATACACGGTCCGAAAACACACCTGACATAAAGCTTGAGGTGACATTAAATTCGCCAGTGCCTTTGGGGGCTATATCTAAACTTATATTAGTGTCGGTACCTGTGGCGGATAAAGATGGGTGTCCCCCAGTGGCAGCGTTTGCCAACGTAATTTCGTTAACCGCAGAGCCTGTAGCCGTAAACTTAAGTATTTCGTTGGTGTTTACATCATTTATTCCCGTTGTTATTGCGGGAGTAGTAAGCGCGGGGCTTACGTTAAATACAACAAGTCCTGAACCTGTTTCGTCTGTTACCGCAGTAGCAAGGTTTGCACTAGAAGGCGTACCTAACCAATCTGCAATGCCTGCGCCGAAAGAAGTAATCCCCGTACCGCCGTTGGCAACAGGCAAGGTTCCGGTTACTTGGGTAGTCAGATCGACGTTGGCCAGTGTACCGCCAAGTGTTAGGTTGCCGGAGCTAGTGACTGTGCCTGTCAGGGTAATCCCGTTAACTGTGCCCGTACCGCCTACACTCGTTACTGTGCCGCCACTAGCGGCTGTGGGGTTAGCATTAAAGACCCCCGCACCCGCTCCCGCACCATCCGTGACGATCATGACCTTAGCGCCGTTTGGAATGTCTACCGTAGCACCTGAGCCTTGCTTGATCGTAATAATCTGGCCGCCAGAAGTAAGGTTGTCAATAATCCACACTTTAGATATTGTGTTTGGGCCAAGCGTAACCACGCGAGTCGCTGTTAGCGATACCGCCGAAGTAAACGCGAGTAAAAACGAACGGGTGTCGTCTGCCGTGCCGTCAGGCATTGTAAAGGTTTCATCGGCGTCTGCGGCTAGCTGCTTAACACCCGCGCTAAAACCGTCGGTAATCAGCTCAAGGTTAGTATTGGTACTGGTTCCCCAAGTGCCACTTTCATCGCCCGTGGCGATTTCTTTAAGTCGTAAGTTGTTAACGTAGGTCGCCATTAGGTTTCTCCAGTACTTATACTAGTGTACTGCCACCGGCAGCGGGTATTGTAGTCGCGTAAATCGTTGTATTTTGTCGTAAGTTTAGTGGTTCGCCACAATCTGAGCAAGTATCGGCCTTTAATTCAGCTTCATTTACATCATACCCACAATTACGGCATACCACTTCAATTTCATGCTTAGGGTCTATTGCATCGCCCAAAGTTTTTGCTTCGTTTACTGTTTTCATGCTGCTATTATCTCCGTCCAGTTAGGATTTCCGCTCGGAACTATTCTACTCCAAACAAGAACTGTTCCAACTTCACCTGTGGCCTGTACTCCTGTGACGGATACTATACCTGCGCCATTTTCAGAAGTTTGGCCGAGTATTGCAGTGCCTGTAACACTGGTCACGTTAACCGCTTGGATTAAGTCTACCGTAACACTTCCCAGTGCCGAGGTTGCTTGTAGGCCGGTTTCAGGAATTATAGCATCTGCTGTAACGCTTACCGTACCTAGTGCCGTAGTGCCTTGAACCCCAACGGGATTTACCCCCGCACCTTGTTGGACATTAGCAGCTCCTAGAGCGACAGTGCCTTCAACACCGGTAACAGCAACATCCGCAGCAGCACTTGCCACAGAATTTCCGAGTGCCGTAGTGCCTTCAACCCCAGTGACCGAGAATACAGCGGTACCCGTAACTGTCGGGTTACCAACCTCACCCGTAGCGGCGTTGCCTAAAACTAGGCCGTTCTTATCGCCTTCTACAACAAAATTGCCCAGTGTAAAGCTAGCGGTAACCCCCGTAACGGCTACGCTTGTCGCAAAGCCTTCAATTACAGTTACGGACCCAACTTCACCAGTACCAACAGGCAGAGCATTACCTTCGCCCCACGAATCCGTACCCCAAGTGCTGTATCCCCAACCGGCTAGTGGGACCGTAACGTCAGCCATTACAGCCTACCTTAAGCGATACGTATGATCGCGTTGCTCGCGTCAGCCGCAGGGAAGACAATAGTGAAGTCGCCTGCAGTTGAAGTCTTATCCGAACCGAAGTCCAGAACTGCAACAGCAGGGTTAGTGCCGCCGTTTGCCAAGTAGATAAGCGCACCACGAGCAGTAATAGTTGCCGTAGAGAACGTGAGATCGGCAAAGTCCAAGAACGCTGTTGTACCGCTCGAAGCTGGATTTGCTGAAATAGTCAGCGTGCCGCCGCCCGCACTGTAACCTGTTCCTGAAACTTCGTTAGTCGCAGAGTACGCAGTAGTAGTAGCGTCTAGCGTAGCTGACGACGTGTAAAGGGCCAGTTTAAAGACCTGTGCTGTGCCGCTGCTGAAGTCGAAAGTTCCGTCAAGAATGCCGACTTTGAATGATGTTGCCATAGCTTGTGAAATAGCCATTTTTCTTTCCTCTTAAAAAATTACGGGCCGGGTGATTCCGATTTGATAGGCAACCTGATCATGCCGTCTCTAAACTCGTCACGACGACGGCGACCTTGCTGCTCAATGCCGAGACCTTGTATGGCCTGCTTATAGCTGTCTTCAAAATACTGCAGCATTTCAAGCGGGCCCTTCGTGTAACTATATGCCTGAATAAGGCACGCATACAAAAGCGCTTCTGGAGCATCGGTGCTAACCCAAGTAGTTGGGTTAGCGGACGATAGCTGTTGGGGCTTATATATGTATCCTAACTGAACTTCGTAGTTAGCGTCGGGTGTCGGCGCAATATAAAACGTGTTCTGGTTCCATACGGAGTAATACTTTGGAGTACCTGTCACTGTAGAATCAGGCCAGTACTCTTTCATGAAAGAGGTGTCCCTAAACTCCAAAAAGGTCTGGTCTCCGTTTAAGGTGGCCATAATGTAGCGATGAGTAAGTATATCGCTTGGTGTAACTAGAAAACGATTGCCTGAGGTCATGTTGGCAGTGGCTTCAATCTTAAAAACATCCAGATCGATGTCTCTAAGAATTCTGTTTTCCGCCATCAAAATAAACGTGTCTATGACCGCATTGGTAAAGACATTGCTGTCTACCTCGGTATAGTTACGTATATTTGTCACTAACTCATCATAGGTCATGTAGTCACCACCGTAACCGTTCCCAGTGTACCTACGCCTTCAACTGCAATTGCAGGAGGGGCAGGCTGCATTGATCCCGGCACTGTCTCAAAAGGTGTATCTCCACCAGTGCTGTTAACAAACACACTCAGCGGCTCAGTTCTGTCAGGACGGGGGTCCTGTAAAGCTATTGCATCACCCCTGTACTTTAACGGGGTTAGCTGCGGCTCTTTTGGCTCATAGTCCTCAGGGCAGACCATAAACCCTTTCCAGTTCTTTTTCAGAGTCTGGTAAGGGTAACGCTGCCCACAATAGTCACAAAGGGCGTAAGAATACTTACCCGTTGCATGAGCCATTTTAGTACCCTACGTCGGGAAGAAAGTACGTGCTTGCCGTATCTCTGTCTTCCTGTGCCGCTCGATCAAAATCCTGCTCGTACATCTGTTGCAGCGCGCCCGTGCGGTCTGGGGCGTACTTTAAAGACAGCATATAAGCCAGTCCTGAGGCCAGACAAGGAAGGAATCTGAAATTAACGTCCGTAGTATTGGTGTAATCTCCGGCGTCTTCCATTCGACGTATACGGTAATAAACCAACGTATACGCCTTGTCTGCTGCAGGGTACAAATAAGCTTTAGGCGTATTTGTACGCTCAATGTATATCTGCGACGGTCTTGCCTGCGTAAGCTTGTCAGGGACGTTAAGGTACTCTTCCCGCCCTATGCGCTCGATGTTTATATCCTGCTGCTGTCCGTTATTTGTTTGACGGATAACTGCTGTCAAAACATTCACCGTATCTGTTGGCAGAGATATTTCCGCGTCGCCTTGGACCAAAGCATAGGTAGCTTGCTCTATGGTCCACAGGTTTAGGCCTCGATTTGCCCAGTCCAAAAACAACAGATTTAACGACCGACGAGCCGAGTTAAGCTGATAGCCTGCAGTCATCTGCATGCCACAACGCTCGAACGCCTCTTCTACGAGGTCGTCAATCGAAAGATTAAAATCTGTTGTCCCTGAAGTAGCCATCTACTTGCCCCAACTTTTTCGCGCTGTTTTTTGCGCTGTTTTGGATAAATCACTATAGTGGTAAACATTTTTAGAAGACTTTGACATGGTTTTTCCTGTCATTATCTTCCCATCAGGATGCTTATGTGTGCCCCCTCGATGTATTTTCCCATCTTTAAAGTAATGATTTACACCGGCAGCCATTATTTACACGCCGCTCCGCCTTTGCGGTATTTCTTCATCATTCCGCCGCCCATTTTCTTTTGAACTCCACGGCCCATAAGCACGTCAGCCTTAGAAACCTTTCCGTCCTTATTCAGATCAGGAAAGCTTTTCTTTTTGCTGTTTGCCATGCCGCCTTTGTTCATCATGACGGGATCACCTACCTTACGGCTAGGCTTAGATTCAACTTTATTTCTAGGACCCGTACCTACGCATCCTCCGCCTTTGGTTGCGGCACCCATTCCACGTCCGGCCATCTGGATCACCTCCTATCGGTATCGTTTAACTTTAGACGCAACCTTTTTCGGTTGCGATGAAAACTGTTTTCCTCGTGCAGTATCTGCGCGTTTTTTGCGCGTAGTCGCTGCATATTCTTTATTGCTCATGGACTTAATCGCGCTCGAAGGGAGGTATCTTTCCCCCGTAGCTTTAGGTCCTTGGGTAGAAGGCTTGCCACTTTTAGTGCGCCATTCCTGTTTTGTCCAAGATTGAAGCGATGCCTGTGGTGGTTTAATTGCCACTAGTCTCTGTAGCCTCCGCCTTTGGCTTTATACTCTTTAGCTAACATTTGGGCCTTTCTAGCTGACCACTGGCCCGGATTACCTCCTTTGCCCCCTGCCTTAATCTTAGAAAAAAGATTTTTCCGCATGGTGGGCTTGGTGTAATTTCCTGCCTCGTTAACCTTAGATTTAGTTGCCGAACCTCCGGCAGCCATTTTACGTACCGGCTTTTTAGCGGTAACCTTTTTGGCTGTCGGTTTTTTAGCTACCATTTCTTACAGCTCCAGTATCGTGCTGAGAATTTATCTTTTGCTGTGTCGCAGTTGTGACGAGCCCTAAAGTTGGCTCTACGCTCTGGTATAGCTTTTTTGATCGTCATGTTCGGATCGCCAAAGCGCACCAGTTTTACGTCGTCACCCTTCTTGGCTAAAACAGCGAACTTCTTGCTGCCTCCTGAGGTTCTTTTGGGCTTGTTATAGCCTGCGAAAGTCTCACCTCGATAGGATACACGCCCAGAAGGCGTGCGTTTAACCGCCTTAGTGGAAGCCATTAGGCCGCCGCTCCGCCTGCATATACCAAGGTCACACTGGTTATCTCAGTGTCGGCAGCGTCAATAAATGCACCTGCATTGAACAGAGCTCCACCGTCTGGGATATCTATCTCATACTGTCCGGCTGCTGCAGGGGTATGAATAGTAATCAAAGAGGTGGCCGTGTCCGCAGCACCGTTTCTAATTTCAAAAGAAGAAGCAGTGGCTGTACAAGTGTAATAAATGCCATACAGGCGAGTTCTTCCCGAAATCGCTGCTGCGCTAACGGCTGCTCCACCCACAGGTACTTTGGTTACTAGCTCAATGTTACTTGCGCTCATAAGTTACTCCTATTGAGTGAGAAACTTAGGCTGAGACAGCTAGAGTGCCTGCATTATTCCAGATAGCGCCAGTAACACCGGGGTCACTAGTAGGGATAATGATGACGTTAGCAGTGCCAGATAGGGTAGCGTTGCTAGAAGCGGTGATAGTGGTCGCAACGACTGCGCCGGTTACATCGCCTGTTACAGCGCCGACAAAACCATTGGTCGAGGTGACCGGACCTGAAAAAGTTGTTGAACTCATTGGGAAATCCTCACATGCGAGTTATGGGGCTTATCTGTCTGCATGTCGTCAGTCCGGAAACTGTCAGATAGGCCGGTTTGGTTCCGGATTTATAACAGTATATACCAGTTATTCCCCTGTTGCACAAATAAAAAAGGCCCGTCTGTGGGGGACGGGCCAAGTCTCTTCAAGGGAGATAAACACACAAAGAACAAAGCATTAACTGTTCACTGCGGAATTGCAGCACCCTCAAGATATCACTTAATGCGGGTCCCGTAAATGTTCTTTACCCACCATATGAACATATCTTCGCTAAGGGTGTGTTTCATAGTATTTATCCTAGCGGAGACTAGCTGTACGTTTTCCCGTACGTAAGGACCGTTGGGGTTTACTCGGTCTATCGAGGCGTTAAAGTCTTTTTGTTTCCTGTCACCGTAGGTGCCGTCTCTTTGGTGGGTCATCAAAACCCCAGACAACGCGCATTTGCCGTCCTGTATTTCCCACAGGTCAATAAGGTCTTCCGTGGTCAGTTCGTAATCAACACCCTGTTTAACGCGTCCGGATTTTAGCTGTGTATTTAGTACTCGTAGGTATGATTCGGGGGTGGCAGAGGTTTTTCTTGCTCTTTGCAGGGTAACGCATTGCTGACACACCCCCCGAATAAAGCCTTCTTTAAAGTGCTCGAATTGGGATATAAGCTTAGTTTTGTTACACGAGGTGCACACTCGGGAACCTTGCGACTCTTTCTTTACTTTAGTTTCTCTAGGCATATCTACTACTTTCCAAACGAAAAAAGGGCCCCTAAGGGCCCTTTCTGACTTTCGTCTTATGGCTTACGGAGTACCCGGTGAGCCAAAGATACCACGTGGGTCGCTGAAGCCAAAGCTGTAGCGCTCACGTGCCTTGTAGCGGACATTGCCGGTGTCGAAGTCGCCTTCGAAGCCAGTCTTGATAGCTACACGGTTAAACATCTTCATACCGTTAGGCGCGTCAGTCATGATGAACCATGCGTCAGGGTCCGTGAGGTAATGATTTACCTTGTAGCCCTGTGGAACCATGCCCATGTTGCGAACGGCGTTGATGTCGTTATCCGCAGTGCCGACACGAAGAGTAGACTTCATGATGCGGTCTGCAGTGAACTGAAGCTCCTTAGGGATAATCAGCTTAGTACCTTGAACAGCAATCTTCAGGCCGCGCTCGTCAGTGAACGCTGCGATGTCGATAAGAGCTTGCTCAAGTGAAGCCTCGCTAAGGTCTGCCGCAACAGCCAACTCGTTTGCAAGATCAGGTCCGCCCAATGTTGGGTGGTCTGTTGCACAGAGAGGCTTGCCGTCACCGCCGATAGAGGTAGTGAAAGCGTTGTTGAGGATAGAAGCAGCTTTAATCTGCTTAGTTGTCGCCATTGAACGAGCAAGTGCCTTTGTGTAACGAGCCGATAGACGGTCGTACAGGTTGTCTTCTACTGCCTCTTCAGTCAGTGAGAAGGCCAAAGCCACTGTTTCGTGAGTGTAGCGAGCAGTGTAAACTTCTTGGGCTTGATCGAATGCAACACCCGAACCCTCAGCTTTAACTGGCGCTTCGCCAAACCCGGAAAGCATCACTTCTTCTTCGAAGGCACGGTCAGAAGACTCGGTTTCGTAGATTTCAGCATGCTCGTTGTCGTAAGAACTATACTCAAGGCCAAACAAAGCGTTTAGACCCGGCTCTAGCTCTTTTACTAGTTGTGAACGTGATATAGCCATGACCTAAGTCTCCTATTGACCTGCAACACCGGCAGAACCGTAAAGGTGCTCGTTAATTTTAACTACAACCACCGCGTTAGCACCGACTGCGTTGTTGGGCACGTCCCAAAGACCAATGATCTTAAGGTTAAGTGCTGCAGTAGTAGCAATGGTAGAAGTATCCAGTACGTTTGCTGAAACTCCAGTTGTAGTGCTGCCTGTTCCAACAACGATGTCAGCGTTCAAACCGTAGTTTGTAGCGGCTGAAGTGCCATCATTTTGGATAAGGAACATCTGGTTAGGATCGTCGAGAACTTCTGCGATAATCTTACCCTGAGTGATGTTTACTGAACCGGGATAGTAGTTGCTCCAAGTGGGCTTGCCCGTAGTTGGATCAATGTAGTTACATCCGTTAAATACGCCTACCGCCGCTGTGTGAGAGGCAGGGTTAAACTGGAGGATGTAACCGTCTTTCAACGTGACTAGGTCACCCTGAAAAATAGCACCCGCTTGGTTGTCCGCAATTTCGTAACCGTACTGCTTCTGGCTACCAGTGCCAGAAAGGTTACCAAGCGGACGTAAGCCAAAGGCTTTGTCTACATTAGCCATGATAAATGTCCTTTAAAATTAAGGTTACTCGGAACCCGTTCGTGGGCCACCGAGGCTTACTTTGGACTGTCTTTCCGGCGCGTTGATCTTCATTGACGAGTGTGCATTCGTCTTCAACATGTCGTTATCGACTGCCCTTATCTGATCATGGGTCCGTGAAGAATAATACGTTCGACGCTCTTCTGCTGTTTCATCTGGTATTCTGGCTAATAGCAATCCGCCTACAGAGATAACCCCTGCGTGCTTGCCATCGTCCTGAACACCTGAATCAAAGTCAGGATATTCTTCCCCTCTAACCAGTTCATACCCCTCACGGAGTTTCCCTGCTACGTTAGTGCGGTCGTCTACCCCACCAGATTCAGCCCTGATCCAACGGTGCTTATAGCCCGGAGGCGCAGGAGGCGCGTCTAGTCGTGAAGGAGGAGCCCAAGCTTTACGGCGCGCAGTCTTGTCACGGGTATCCGCATCACGAGCACTGCGATTGAGTTTTGGCACGTTGTTATCGCTCATTTAAATCACTCCTTAACGTATTTGGCATATTCTTCAAGTGGAACCCCGAGTTTTTTTGCTATCGCAACCTGACTGGGACTCAACCTAACAGAGCGGCGTGCTGAGTTATTTACTCCCGAAGATCGGGTTGCAGGAGCTACCGTTTGCACGGGTCGGTTAGTCCTGTTGTTTTGTTGCGTAGGCTCGATACCATATTCACTAGGAAATATCTGGCTCATCCTACGGTCGATCTCACTATAATACTCGTCAGAGCTTGGGTCAAACCCTTCTTTTTGGATCAAATCCATGTGAATTCCCCTAACTGTGTGGGTCATCACCGTATTTGTACCAAACCAAGTATTCTTTTCGGCCCAGTCTTCCGCCTTTAAATCAGGCTCTGGCATTCTTGGGCGCAATATTTCAGGCTGTTCAGCGGGCTTTTTAGGCTCTTCCATTTGCTGACGACGTTGGTTTGTCGTCTCGTTTAAACGGTTTTGCTCCCAGACCATAGAGGTAAGACGCTGTTGAGCTTCCGTCTCGGTATCTATGTCGCCCTCTTCACGGGCTTTTCTAATAACCTGCTTTAACGCAACCACGTGACTGTCAACGCGGCCTTGAGCCTCTTGCAGCCTTTCCGTGTCCGTCTTTTGGTATCGCTGCTCGAGCTCTTCGTTTTGCTGTCTTACGTTACGGGCATACTCAAGCGCGGCCTCTTCACGACGCTGCGTCTCTCTTAAACGAGCAGTGAGCTTGTCTATTCGTTTTTTAACCTTACCCGAATAGTCGTCTAACTCTTCTTCTGCAGGGGCGGCCTGCTTAGCGGGGGGCTCCTCCTCAACAGCAGGGGGTTCTTCGATCGCTAACTTAGCATCGGAGCCGTCTTCGTTCATTTCAACGGTGGCTTCTTGCTCGTCGTCGCCGACATTAAAGTCTAGCTCTTCGTTCATTGGTTCACTCATCAAACGTCTCCTTACATGTGTAGAATATCTTCAGGGTCATTTACTAGCCCCAAGATTTCATCATCGTTTAGTAAACGAATCTCGCCACCATCTATCTGAATCCGAGACCCTGCATATCGACCAAAGATTACCCAATCACCCGCCTTGCACCACGGACCGTGGGGAAACTTAGACTCGTCAGCGTAGGATAGAGCTCCTACCTTCAACACGTAGCCGACGTTAGTCGCTAACTGCGTTCGTTGACGTGTCTCATCCGCAAGTACAATGCCTCCCTTCGTGGTTTTGGCGCCACGGTAAGGTAAGATAGCTAGTCGCCATCCTGTGGGTTGCGGAATAAGGTCTAGTACAGAATCAGAAAGGCCGTGTTCAGCGACTTTTCCTTCGGTCGTATACGCATCATTGAGGGTGGTCTTCTTCGGCCCTTCTTCTTTGGCCTCGGCTTTCCACTTTTCCTCTAGGGGCGTAAGCTTCTTTTCAGGTTCCATATAGGCTCCTTTGGTGGGTTAAAAATCTTCTGAATACTTATCCAGTTTGTCTCGGATAATCTGATCCACAAGTTTTATGCCTTCCAGACGGCCCATAAGGAAACGGTAGCGTTCCATGTCAGAGATAGAGCCATTAAGCACTATCGCCTCGGAGTCTTCCTGTAATTTCCTAACTTCTTTCAATACGCTTTCAGCGAATTCAAGCATGGTCGTTTTTCCATGAGAGCAGACAGTTTAGAGCCACCGTCTGGGGGCATACTTAGTAAATCTTTACTGGTCGGTTACCGTCACGTTTTTTAACGGTCCGTACTACTCCACCGGATTTCATCTTTTTCGATTTACCGGCAGTATTCAGTGCAATTGCTACAGCTTGTTTTTGAGCTGCAGATTTGCTCTTAGGTTTACTGGCGCCTATTTTACCCTTTTTTTCGTAAGTTCCAACTAGTTCACTGATATTTTTACCAATTGTTTTACTACTAGAGCCCGGTTTAAGTGGCATTACCTTCCTCCTTGTTTAGGAGCATTGATTCTTTCTCTAGCAACATTCGCCCTTTCTTGAGCTATCTTCTGCTGAGATTCTATTCGAGCTTGGTTGGCTTCAGCGTTCTGGACAATTCTAGCCTGATCAAGCTTAACGCCTTCCTGCTTGATCGCTATGTCCGCTTGGTCCTTAGCAGCACGCTGCTGCAGCTCTTGAGCTTTCAGCGCTACTACTGGATCTTCGCCTGTCCCCTCGCCAGAAAGCTGACTCTGGACGCCCTTCATTTCCATCATGCCTTCAGCGACCTTAATTGAAACCATCGCCTCACGCTGAAGTTCAGAAACCATGCTATCAGGGTCTGCGCCGTACTCTGCAAACAGCTCTGCTTCCGTCGCCTCTTCCGCCTTTAAGCGTATGTGGTCCAGAATATGCTTCTGCAGTTCAGCCGAACCCAAAGGATTGGCCTGCATAAGAGGCGACATACCCATCATCAGGTGGGCCGCAATATGTGCGTCGTGTTGTTGACCGGCGAAAGCCTTCAACGACTTGTTATCCGCCGCGTCAGCATTCTCGCTTGCAGGGTCCTTAGGCAACTGGTTAGTTTCCATCTTCAGGATGCCGTCAATGTCTCGGACGTTCATTGCCTGATAAACACGGTAATACGCCTCGTACATGTTGTGCATTTGCGGCGCACTTTGAGCTAACTGCAACTGAGCTTGCGCTAACGTAATACGCTGAGCCGCAGAGAAGACGTTAGGGTCAGCAATCGGTAGTATTGCAACCATATGGGTAAAATCTGATCTTTTTATACATCTAGAGGCTCCGGGGACGTCATATGGGTATTCATCGGGTAGAAATTGCCCAAATCCTGCCGCTAACATCTCGAATTCTTGCGTCTGAGCGTAGTAAAGGCGCTTGTGTATGGCAGAGGTCACCATCGAACCACGTTCCAACAGCGCAAGCGTAGTGCCTACAGCCGCCTGTTGGTTAGCGTCCCCAACCTGCATGTCTGCAGTGCTCGCAAGGCGCTTTCCGGCGTCCACTGTGAAGCCCAGAAGCGTAAACAGTGTCTGGCTTGGCTCTTTGTAGGGCAGGGGAAGCAGTGAACCGCTTAACTCGGAGCCACCGGCGTCAATATCCCGCCATTCGCCCGGCTGAATGGGGTTATCATCGTCAGCAATCCGTGCACCCTTCGCTTTGAATCCCGCAGGAAGGTTGGATAGCGTGCCTGCGTCAAGAAGTTGACGCAAAGCGGCCGTTGCAGTCTTACTTAGGCCACCAATCAGGTGAACAAAGCCTAAACCGTAAGCGCCGGGGCCTTCAATCAGCACATAATGCACAAAATATTCACGACGACACTTTAATTCGTCATCTTCTAACCAATTTCTGCGTATTCCGACCACCTGACCGCTGTTTTCGTCAATAGTAACGACGTAAGGCAGCTTAATTCCGGTCTCGTTGTTCTTTTCGTCGACATCCTCAAAGCCCATAAGGTCTAAATTGACTTGGAACTCGAGCAAAAAGATTTCTTCTGGCTCGCCGCTTGCTGTCAAACCCGTAACTTTGTCGATTGCATACCTAATTTGGTTGCCGCTTACAGGGTTTTGCTCTGGATCGACCACTACATCAAGGTATTCACCGGCAACAACACGCTTCCTGAACTCATTTGAGTCCATTGCAATACGCTGTGTAATTCTTGGGCACTGAGAGATGACACTCGACCCGTTGTAAGGAATATAGAGGTCGTCAGGAAGAACCAAACGACTAACCATACGACCCAGTTGTTCATCATAATAAACCTTTTTAAATGCAGAGCCGCCGTATCCGACGTAAAACAGTAACTGATCAAACTCCGGCGTGTATTCTTTCATCACCGACGTGATCTGGTAATTCATAAAGTCCTGCACGCGCGAAGCCTGTTGGACCTTGTCGATAGTCTCTTTGCCTAAAGTCTCAGTACGGACAGGGCCGCCTGCGGGCATGAGCTCTTTAAACGCTTGCGACTGAAACTGGACAACGGCTTCTGTCAGCATGGGGTGTACAGCGCCTGCAGCGCCACGGAACGGCCGTGTACGGTCCTCTATCTTCAGGCCCAGTAGATCCATTCCTTTGGAATACATCTCTTCCCAGTCCTGCCTAGAGGCCTTGTCTGCGTCGAATAAAGCAAGTAGGTCAGATGAAATGGCGGCAAGCTCATCCTCATCAACTACTTCTGCTAGGTTGCTATAGAACTCAACGTCGTCTTCTTCGTTAATTTCAACAACCGCGCTACCGTCATCCTCAAGGATGATTTCAATATCCGGCTCTTCTTCACCCATCAGTTCAATGATGTCAGTTACTGGGGCCAGATTAACGACTTTATCTACAGGCATGACTTTGTCCTATTTGTATGTTCGGTTGTCATTGTACACGCGCTCTACTGATCCGCCATGTTTGAAATAATCAGGCTCGCCTTTTTTACGCTTTTTAGGGTCTAGTGCGTGCTCCGGACTTTCTAGTGGCCTAGTCTTAACGTCTCTAGCAAGAACTAGAGGTCCAATCTGAATAACTTCTTTTGCTGAGTCTACGGGCTGTCCCGTGGCCTTGTCATAGAAGAACGAATGGCGATAGGGGTTCATCCCTACCTGCGTCCAATTTGGATCTTTAATAAACTTTTCGGCCTGTTCTCTGGCGACTTCAGGATCAACATTACGCCACTTGCCATTCATTCGAGCAAACGAGGCCTTAGGTTTTTTGCCTGTGGCAACCCCAAAAGCTGATTTAGCGTTACTATTGAATTTAACGTCATCAAGGACGGCTATTTTACCATAACCTAGTGAGCTTCCAGAAGTGCCCGCGCCTTCATGCACGGATACTACCCACGTGTTGTAGCTGTTGTAAGCAGGGATATCTAGTCTTGACCCTACCATAGTGCCATCGGCAATCTCTGTGTCTAAACCAATAATACCCTTAGCCACCTTGTTTGCGTCTAGCGCGGATGCAATGTCTTCAAACGAAGATATTCGGGGGACTTCCGTGAGGGGGGTAATAGGGCGAAGGCGGTCTACTTCTTTCGAGTAGTCCGAGATAGATAGCTCCCCCCTGCCAAGCTTTTCTGCTGCCTCAGCAAGTTCGGGAGTTTGTTCTTGTCTAAAATCACCCTTATTAGCTTCACGCCAATCTTGGCGTTGCTGCTCAGTTACTATTTGATTCCCTTGCTCGAGTTTAGGCTCATCGCCTGCATTCCGGGCAGTGTCATTTTTAGGAGCTTGTCTCTGCGCGCCTTCAGGGCGGGGCTGAGCGCTGCCTTTGGTGGCGAGGTAGATGGATTCGCTGATTTTTCCTTGTTCATATGCGTCCTCTAATGCTTGGGTTATCTTGGGTAAAGACGTATTGTAATCCATTTTGCTAACATTATCCACAGTGGTAAGGAACTGTTTTCCTTCCGCGCCGTGGTTATTGACTACTTGAATAGCTACCCTCTCGTCGTTTTTGTATTTGTTCTCAATTTTCTTAATGCTTTCGCGGGCGTCTCTGTGTGCCCCCAAGAAAATATCAAGCGGAACTGTTCGACCAGAACCGAGTTCTTTTTCCATTTTGTTTGCTCGATTTAGCAACAAAGGAAAGGCTTTTTCCGGGGGGCGATCTACGTAGATGACAGTTACGGCTTTACCTGAATCCAAAGCCTGATCTATTTGGGCTGAGGACTTCTCAAAGTTAGCTAGAGTTCCGTCTACGACGAGGTCGTAGGAATCTATCATCTCGTCAGGGAGGCCTGCGGTCTTACCTGAGGCCGCTCCACCGCCAGTAAACACCCACGCACCCTCCTGACCCATAGTGTCACGAAGCGCTCGTTGGTACATAAGTTGATTTAATGCCGTAGAGGTATCGTGGACATTTTGAGAAAGACCCCTATCATTACGGTAGTTCGGGCTTAGCTCTCTGACGAAGTCCGTATTAAGGACCTTTCCACCCTTAGAATCAGGAAGTTGTCGGTATTGGGCTATGGCAGCCTCGGGGTCGGCGCCCACCTGCTCATTAAAGCGCTGAGCCACAGGATCATTAACGACCCGTGGCAGTTTGGCTATCTTTTCTGCGTCATAGCTAAGAGCTTGGGCTTCTGGACCTTTTGCGGCAGGAGTAACTGCTCCTAGCGCCTCATCCTGTAATCTTACAGCGTCGTCGTAATCCGTAACTACAGGAACATCCTTAGCGCCGCCAAAGTATTCTGGATCATGGACAAAGAAGACTACATCTGGCTCGCCCTTACTGTACTTGGCAAATGCTTTCTTGTCCCAGTTAGGTGGCGCAAATTCATCATTCCAAGGAAGGCGCGCTACTGGGCGGAATCCTACGGCTTCGTAAATCTCAGGTAGGTACGTATCAAACGCATCTAACTTAGTGCCGCCTGCCTGTACTGCCGCTTGAAGCATTGCAAAACTTCCGCCCTTAGGCTCATTTGGCGACGCAAACACAGCGACTATGTCACCGTCCGGCTTAATGGCAAACCCACTGCCTGCTTCAGTTCGGAAGAGGTTGTAGCCAGAAAGGTCTTCTGCGCTCTTGATTTCTACCTGAGAACCTAACCTATGGTTTGCCATAGCGTTGGTCATTTCTACGTTATAGGCAGGCGCATTAGCCGCTGCATCTAGTTGTCGAATAACCGGTAGGTTAAGGCCTGCGCTCTGGTATTGGGTCAGGGCACTACTGTCTGGGGAGAAGCTTAAAAGCCCATCTCCTCCATATCCCTCGACAGTTCCTCTCTGGTAAGGTCCGGATGTTTCTTGAGTACGTCGTCCATTATCGACTCCCTGAACCACGCCTGTTGCGGCTGCTCTTCGGCCCTGATCGGCTCTGAAGGCGCGGAGGAACTTTCGTCTTCGTTCAGAAAGGGTGTCCCCACCCGCGTAAGGCCTAACATCGCCTGATCTAAAGCTGCCGTCGGCGTTAGCGTTTTCGAATTGTCTTGCGGCATCGTCTAATTTCCTTCTATTGACTTCTGGTCTCTCGTACCAAGGACCAGAAACTGATTCTGTTACCTTAAATCCTTTAGGTACTATACCATTTTTTGGTGCTTTAACAAACATTTCAAATTCTTTTTGCCTTTCTGGGGTCATTCTTACTACATTTCCCTCAGAAAGAGGATATTCGACTACTGGGCCGTTAATTGCTTGTCGATAAGTCATGCCAGAGGAGAAAGTGCCGGGCTTTCCTTCCGTAACACCGAACCCAATAGGTGATCCGCTTCTAACTGACTGCAGAGTACTGTGCGATACGCCTTGATTTCCTTCAATCAACCACGTTTCCCAGTGCATACGACCAAGGCTGCCATCTTGTGGACGGCCTATCATCTCATAGGCTTTCTTGGCAGAGTCTTTAAGGCCATTTTCTAGCATCTCAGTGACCATCAAACCCCGTGGGCCACCTAAAATGCTGCTTAGACCGCCTTTGTTGATGCCATCATAGATGTTTTTGCCTTCATATCGCCCGTCATCCCACAAATGTCTGGACTGAATACGGTCCATGACCAACAAATCGTCTTTACCTGACACTAAACCGATAAACGAAACGACCTTGTTGTCAATGCCCGGCTTATTTGTCAAAGCAAAAAACTTCCGACGGAATTGTGGGCCCGATACTTTAGGGTCCGCCAAGTCATTATGCAGCGTTCTTAGTGCTGACTGGCCGTTATCTGACTTTTCACTTAATGCCTTAAGCAGAGTTCCTGCCGCATTAGCGTTCATCGTTACCTGCTTAGCCGGAGAACCCTCAGGCAAGCTTTCTGAAACCATCTGCTTCCAAGAAGTAAGGTCCGCATCCGTAAATTCGCCATTAACCGACTTAGCAATGTAGGGCTCGGCCTTTGACACGAGGTCAAGGAATGCCGCTTCTTGCTGCACGGGCCCCGCACCACGGGACAAGATGCCCCAAAGGAACATACGGCCGGTAAGATCTGGGGTAGCAATCTTGGAGTTGTATAAATTCTTTATCTCGTTAACGTACCTAAAGCCTTCGTCCACCGTCGCTTTTAGCTGTGGCGTAAGCTTGTCGAGTTTGGCCGCTAACGCTGAAGGAGTCTGGTTATAGCCAATAGCTTGAGAAGGTGGCGCAGGCAGATAGTCTCCGCCAAAGGCTTGTGCCTCTGCAGTTAACCAGTTATTTGCAGAAGCTAACGCATTAGGATTGGTTCGCACTACCGCGTCTATTTCCCCAAGAACCTTGTTTTTGTTCTGAGGAGTAAAGCTTTGAACAACCGGCATGATTGGTTTTTCGCCGGTGCCCTGCGTCAAAAGAATAGGCGGAAGAGAGTGGCCTTTTGCATCTGGAATTATTTCTGCAGGAGGCACTGGGACCGTTGCCGTGCCTGTAGGGGTAGGCGCCTCTAGTGCAGGAGTTTCAATCGCTGTGGTGGCCGTTAAGTTATCTAACAGTTTACGAGAGTCAGTCTGAACAACATCGCCCGCAGGAAGGTCGTCCGCTACGGTAATGATACCCTTCCTGCTTACTTTAGGCGCCTTTGCTTTCATGAAAGGAAAGGCAGAAATCATTTCAACAGTAACAGCCGCTTCTAGCCTATCTGCTTCTTCAAAATCCCCTCGCGCACGTGCAGCGTTAGCTAGACCAGAGGCGTCCTCTGCCCTGTTAACTGCACGTACTTGCTGACTGACAGGGAAGTTGTCTAATGCAAATCCTGCAGGGTCTTCCTTGGCAGACTGTTTAACTGCCTTGCCCATACCATAAATGTCCGTCAACATTTTTGCCGAAGGACTGGGAGAGGTAACCACCTCTTTGCCGTAATCATAAAGGCCCCCCACAACATCCGGTATACCTGCAATGGCGTTACCAAAAATGCTTCGCTCGCCCTCTGGCGTAAAGGGAGTTCGAGTAGCCGTCGTTAAGAGCCTGTCAAGCATGGCTTGGCTTTCGGTCTGTACTTGATCCGTGGGCCGTGGTTCTTGGGCAGGGGCAGGCGCCTCTTCAGTATCCATCGCCATTAACTGAGCAGTGAGCTCGTCAGCCGTCATCGAGTCCGCAGGACCATTGTCCGCGAACCCTTCAGACTTTTTTACAGGGCCGCCCTCCGCGAACACCGGAACAATTCTGGCGCCACCGGCAGTGCCGAGGTCTCTGGCAAGTAACTCGGTGTTGTAGCCTTGGGTTGTGAAGTTAGACTGGCGACTCTCTTCGTCGCCCTCGCCGAACTGGCCTATGGCCGGTGAGGTGTAAGACTGGCCACCCCCTTGGGCTTGAGCCAACGTAAACGGCGTTCGCGTGCCTGCGGCTATCTCAGCGCGGCCGTAGGTGTTGTAGTGGTTCAGAGCGAAACTCTCTGGCGTAGTGTTTGCAGGGATTTCTCCCGCTGCCTTAGCGCGAGCGTAGTCTATTCCGACATCCTCGTTTAACCGGAGGTAGTCAGCAATAGTTCCTGTAGGAGCTGCGCCAGAAACAGGGGCTGTTCGGTTTTGTGAATCCTGCTGACGCATTAACGCATAAAGCTGTGAGCGAGACAGACCGCCACCGTAGCTTCCGGTCCTATTCAAAAGGCTACTGTACTGGTCGTATCTTGCTTGGTCGCCGCCGGTCAATTGACGAAGGTCCTGTGACGAGCGGCCTTGGGTATAACGATTAAGCGTATTGGTATTCATCAGAGACCGTGGTCGGCTCGTGACAGAAGGGGGAGTAAAGCTGAACCCTGATCCGGTGGCCGAGAGCAACTTAGCAGCAGGCGTGTAGTCAAAACCCGTTAGCTTCTGTGTGCCCATCACATCTTCGGTGACCTCGGTCCGTGGAGCGCTGTCCCTGAACTCACGGTCGAGTGCTTCCTCGCCCGGCGCATAAATGCCGGGGTCAAAGTCAATCGGCTGATAGACCGTAGGAGGCACGTACTCGGTTTGCGTTTGAGGGAAAACATCAATTACTTTCTTTTCCTCTTCCACAAAGTCCGGTGAGGTAAATAAAAGCTCGGGGCTAACACCTGCGGCTAACATGTCTTGGAACGTGACCCCACGCTCTGTCGCAATGCGCTGCACTTCTCGCTTTTCTGCTTCGTCAATTACGCCGTCCGCCGCCAAGCCTGCTACGTACTGCTTAGCGTTAGCTGCGATTTCTTCCTGTGTCATATTTGCGTAAGGGGAATACGCAGTAAACGAAGACTCAACAGAACTAGGAGTGATGTAGGTGGGGGTAAATCTTGGCTCGGGAGAAGTGAAGATCGCGTCGATAGTGCTCTGCTTTACTCCCGCGGCTAGTGCGTCATCTACGCTAACGCCTGATTCTAAAATGGCATTGTAAGCAGTCTCTACATCCCATGAAGAAGGGTCGTCGGCTATCTCACCAAGGATACGTTGCTCAGCGGCCAGAAGGTCGGCGGCAGTTTGGCCGTACTTGCCGTAGGTGGCTTCACCGCCCTCGGCCATTCTAAGGAGCATTTCTTTAGCGGAATAATTAGGCATAGGTAAAGCCCTACAGATAAGGTTAGTTATTCCGCATTCTAGGCCTAATAGTACTCTGGGACAAGTCCTTCATTTTCCGAAGGTTCGTCGTCCTCGTCGCTGTACAAAGAGATAAAGTTACCTGCGCGGAAACGCATCAAAGCCTGAGTCGTACTGTCCACGATGTCGTCGTTATCCCCGTTAGGAAACGCGGCACACTGCTCCATCACTTCATCCGCCCAATCCGTCTCAGGCGCCCAGACCATGCCAGACTCGAAAATCGGTGCGACAGAGTTTGCACGGGAAATTTTATCTTGGCCCGCGCGCCGCCCGCCGGGGCTATACATCGTGACAGGAATACCCATCCTACGCAGTTCCTGTTGGAGCGTGATCCCCGTCGCCTTGGCCTCGATTAAGACATTATCCGGCTGCCAGTAATCATACTGCTCCTTCGCCTTACGCTTTAGGTCAGGGAAGTCCCACCGGCCTTTACGCATGTCAACAAGCAACAGATTAGGCCCCGAGTCCTCCGTTGGGAAGAAAACGGCCCACGTCGTGATAACAGAGAAATCCGCCGTCTCCTTCTTCGAGTACGCGGTATCGTAAGACTGGATTAGGTATTCCATCTGAGGCATGTAGTCTTTGTCCCAAATGCGCCACCACTCACGCTTCAGGATTGCACCTTCATCGGCCGTGGGCCGTTGTTGGTACATCGCGTTCCATTTCTGCACCGACATCGATGCACGGACCGCGCGGAGCTCGTCAAGTTCCCAGAAGCTAGGCCAAAGGGCTCTTTCGTTCTCCTCACCTTCATCAAAAACAGCAGGAAACTCGATAACCTCCCATTGGTCCGCATTCGAGTTAGATTGTGATTTCAGCAATCGGGCCGTTAGGTCCTTCGTTCCCCACCTTGTCATCACAATAACAATTGCACCGCCCGGCTGCAATCGAGTTCTAGGCCCAGAGGTGTACCAGTCCCAAGCGTTGTCCAGAGCTAAAACCGAGGCCGCGTCTTGCTCCGAGTGCGGGTCATCGATGATCAACATATCCGCACCACGGCCCGTCATCGCGCCGCCTACACCTACAGCAAAGTACTCCCCACCACTGTTCGTGTCCCACCTTCCGGCGGCTTTACTGTCAGCCTTCAAGGCAACCTCAGGGAATACTTCCTTGTATTTATCCAGATCCATCAAGTTACGCACCTTACGGCCAAAGCGTACAGCGAGCTCGCCGGTGTGTGTCGCTTGAATGATCTTGGTGCTTGGCTTACGGCCCATGATGTAGGCAGGCAGCAGATACGACGCGAATTCTGATTTGGTGTGTCGAGGCGGCATGTTCACGATCAAGCGCTTCAGGGTTCCTTTGGCTATTCGATCAAAGGCGTCGGCCATAATCTTATGGTGGCTGCTTAGTATCGCCTCGGGCCAGACGTATTGAGAAAAACCGATAAACGTGTCCTTAGCCCGTTCTTGGCCCTCTAGCAGGGCTAGTCGGAGTTCTAGTTTTAATCGTTCGGCTTCGACATCTTGCTGCATACGAATTCCCATTTAGTAAAATTTTGCTAAAAATTTATGGCCCTTTTGATTTTAAAAAACAAGGGGGTGGGTTGGCTAGGTGGTTCCACGTGAAACATAGTCCATTTTTGTTTTGGGCCAAATTAATTGTGTAAAAACTGGCATACACCCCGCATCGTCGCGAGGGGGTGGGGGGCGGCCCCGCCAGATGCGAATCATTCTCATCTACCTCCAGAATCGGCCAAAAGGGACCCGCTATTTCCGGTAATATCAATTACCGGAAATAGTGAATCGTTTAAAATCAAGCACTTAGCTATTTCCATGCACCTCGGCCCCCGCCAAACACTACATCTTGTGGTTGCCCCGATTCGGGCACCTCGGGCCATGGTCCACGGGCCTTGCCAAATTTGGTCAATTTTCGATCAATTTGCATGCGTCACGGCCCCTCGAGGGAATTCCCTCTCACGCGGGGGCTCTGACCGCCCGCCTCTCCTTTCCCAGTTCCCGCTATTGGACGATATGCCGCATGTGGTAGGTAGATAAAGGTCTCGGTTAATCGCGCTCACAGCGGCTCTTTGGGCCATATACGGGCACCTATTGTTATCTGTCGACCTAATTCGGTCCAATCAACTGCATTCAGGGCCCACTGGGCCACCGGAGGTGTGTCTACGCCCCTCTCGTATAGCTCCTGCGCCTGCGTGCCATGGTACAGCAGCAGGCGTGTCTCAGAGGCCTTGGTCGTCCCCTTCGGATGCCACTGCACCAGAATGTAAGTCGGCATCCCCATCGACCCGTGCTTCAGGGCGAAGGCTATCTGGTGAGGGCTCAGGCGTACCTTCTTCCCGCTCTTCACCACCTTGAGCTCCAACATCGAGTAGATCGGCGGCGTCGCTATCAGGCAGTCCGGTATCCCGAGGTTCACCCGGTTCTCCAGAGGCACTACCAAAGCGCCGGGCAATTTCTTCCTTACGTTTCTGTATAGCGCTGACTCTGGACCGCTCGACATCGCGCATCTCCTCGATGATTGTCTTGGCCGGTGGCGTCTCCTCCACCTCTTCGGTTTCGATCTCTTCAGGCTCGATGTCGATCAGTGTCTGCGGTGGTGCACCATACAATGCTTTGATCTCTTCAAGCTTGCGCCTGACCTCGTCCTTACTCATCGAGTCGATGGTGCCAACACGGATTTCCTTGCGGTCTACGTAGATCGTTCCAAGCGCTTGGCCGCGCCGGTATTCAGCGGAGACTGCCGCACCGAAGTTGCCTGCCTCGAGGGCTTGGTCACGGATACGCTGCAGGTCTCGCATATGCCTGTCGAAATTCGTGCCGTACTTCTCAGCGAGCTCGGCCCTGTACTCTTGGATAGCGGCGACGACGTGCGGTTTCTTTTTTGGGTTGGTCAGCTCCGAGCCTATCGCGCTTGCCGATTCCTTCGGATAGCCTGCGCGTATCGCTGCCTCGGTCAGAGTGATGTGGCCGTCGTTCGATATGAGTTCTTGAATGAACGTCCATTGTTGAGCGCTGACAATATGCTTTTGGTTCTTCAGCGGGGCGACCGGCTCATTCAGCCGGGCTTCGAGTTTCGCTCGAGTACTGGGCCTCAGCGGTGAGGCGTTCAAGATATCTCTGCGATGCTTACCTTCTTTGCTGCTCTTGCTCATGCAGTCCTCCTACAGGTCCAGACGGGGCCTTCCGATTGCGTGACAGTGAAGCGCCTGCCTGCGCCATTACGGGATTTGTAGAACGTCGACAAAGCGCTGTTGATACGCTTGGCGTCCTCTTTCGAATGGACCACAAAGTAATCGCCGAGGATCATCGCTTTGAATGGGTAACGAGTGCGGCCTTGGCTGCCGTTGCAGGAGTGCAGGGTGTGCTGCCGGGGAGTAATGCCTGTGAGTGTCATCGTAACCTCGCCAGTGGAAAAAACGGTATTGTATCGACAGGCTGCTAATCTGTCTATTTTCAGGCGTTTCTATAGTACCGTAATCTCACAAAAAATAAGTTTTTTTTCTAAAAAATGAGTCGCGCGCGCACCCCGTATAATTGGTAAAAAGGTTACACCGTTACACCTATAATATTTAGACGTAACCTTTGACGTATCCCTGTAGACCGCATAAACATTGATCGGTTACACCGGTTACGTCAAACGTACCGTATTTCATTAAAAATAAAATCAAACTCTTTTTTTCTCAAATTACGGTATTATAGAACCCGCTTGCATAGGCAGGTCCGTGGTCCATGGCCCATCCCTCTCAAAGCCCACACCACGTGGCCTCCAGAGCAATCCCACCCCCATTTCCCGTGGTCCACGCCACTCTTTCAATCTCACACGTTAAAGACCCCTCGTTCCTTTATCCACGGGGCCCACAGCGTAATAGACAAAACAAGGTTACACATGGTCACGTCAAAAAATAAAAAACCCCCCAAAAAGAGCATTTTTGAGAGGTTTTGGGTGTGTGCAGTAACGTGGTGCAACGACGTACGGGCGTAGTTTACAGCGTCTCCCCGCTGCTTAATTTCTTGATCAATGCCTCGAGCTTGATCTGCTCCATTTCGCGAGCGTGGCCTTGCTTGAAGTCCCTGTGGTCGTCTGTGAGGCGCCAGTAAGGGTTCTTGGCGAACCACTGGTTGATTTCATCGAGGCGCTGCTGCGCGTCCTGTAAGTCCTGTGTGGCGTCTTGCTCATGCATGGTGTGTCTCCTGTGTAGGTTTCCAAATTACGTTAAGTGTTCTGACTACTGCTTTGCATCTCTCGCAGAGGGTGTTGCCCTTGGTGGCCCTGATCCAGAGGTTGCAGGACTCGCAGGGTCTGCCGTTTTGTATCTTTTCTTTCTTCACGTTCAGGCTCCGAGGTTGGGGTGGGTTAAACGGCGAGGGCATCGCTGCCCCACTCGTCGCCAGTGCGGAAAACACGGTTGTCCTTGGTGACCCAAGCGGGTGCGAGCTCAGGCTTCTCGCACAGGCCGAGCTCCGTCTGAACCTTGGACCGTGAGCCGGTAGGAATGAACTTCCTGCCTGCGAGCTCTTGGTCGTCCTCATGGACCAACCAGACGGCGCCATACTGGCCGTTGATTACCTTGGCCTTGAGGCGCTGCTCGCCCTTGTAGAGGCCGTTAAACTCGCTCACGCCACCGGCACGGCAAATCTCTGCCTTGAGCTTGTAGTTAGAGGCCATGACACTAGACGCCCACTGAGAGAGGTAGCCGTCGGTGTCGCAGTTTTGGAATGAGTCGTACTCACGCTTGAGGCAATCGGCAGCCTGCTGCTCAAACTTCTCGGCGCGGGCTTCGGTGAAATCAGTAAAGTAAGTCATGTCGTTCTCCTGTATCGGCCCCGAAGGGCCGTGGTCCGTGATTAGGGGTTACGCGCTTCTTCGATCAGGCCCTCGGGGATAAAGCCGTCGCCCTGCAGGCGTGCTTCAGGGAAGCGTGCGGCGATGATCTTGATGCCCTCGAGGTACTTAGGGTAAGTCGAGAAGGACTCGGTAAAGAAGGACTCTGGAGCGCCTGAGCCGTAGAAGGAGGCGTCGAATGCTTCTGGGTCGGTGATGATGGCTACTGTGTATGACATGGTCGTTCTCCTGTATGGGGTTAGGATAGTGCAGCTTGATGTATTGCTCGGAGCTTGTTGCATCTGCCCCAGAACATTTTGCCGCCTGCCGTTATTCTAGAATCGTCCTTCCAGTGATCCTCGAGGTAATCGATATGAGCGCGGTTGTCCAAATCGCCAATAAACAGATTGAGAACATCCACGTCAACCAGTGTTGACGGTTTTACTTTTTTGGCTAGGACAGCATTCAGAAAATCGATGTATCGCTGACGCAGATTGCTCTCCTCGGATATGTTATCCACACACTCGATGAACTGATCGACTTCGGCATAAGCGTAGTCGTTGAGAGAAAACGTAATTCCGAATTTAACTTGAGCCATGTCATTCTCCTGTATGGGGTTGGCCCCCGTAGGGGCCGGTTGGGTTTAGAGGTAAGTTATTTTGATTGACTTAACAGGGGCAGCGTTGTCTCCCGTTCGGCTTGGAACGCCGGGCTTGGCGTTGATTGTAATGTACGAAGCCAAACCGCCACCTTGGGCGTTTCCATTTACCTCGATGTCGTAAATGTTAGCGTAGGCTTTTGCCGCACTAGCCTTGCGGACGATCACTTCAGAACCGTCATTCATGATTGCTACCATCTTGGCTTTACCATTTTTAAGCGTAGTAGCGTTGATTGCTGCGATGTTGTTGAAGTCTGTCATGTCTTTCTCCTGTATCCGGTCAGGGCCATTCCCTGACAACAACTGCAGTCTAATGCATGTCATCAGGGGCGTCAACTACTTTTTACTATTTATCCCTACTCTAGGTCCTCGCCTAGATATTCAAGTCCTTGGTCCACGTTCCCATCTTCAAAGCCCTCGACCTTGACCACCTCAGCAAGCCACTTGGCATTCTTTTTCAGGGCGTTGACTGAGATCGATTTGTAGCTGCCGTAGCGGTAACGCCGGACGCAGCTAGTATTGTGCCGCCATTGTCGCTCAGAGGCTCCTGTGTTGGGATCGTGAGCCACTATGACCATGTAGACAGCACCGGCAGGCATGCGGTAGGCGATCAGGGCGCGGTCCTCGATAGTCGCTAGGACTTCGCCATCTCTCCAAGCTTGGTTCGCCCAGAACTCTACCCGGCGACCGACTTCAGGCCGTGCCTGCTTGGCCTGCTTCTCTTGACGGTATTTCTCGATGGCGGCTTTGGCCTGAGCTTGGTACTCAGTGTAACCAGTGCCATCTTGCCAGTCAGACCAAACGGCGTAGAAGTGATCGGCACCGTCCCTGTAGTCAGGTCCGTGGAGAGCGCGCTGTTTCTCGCTGATCTCGATTCGGCCTTGCTGTCGGTACAGGGGCTTGCTCACGTCCTCACCGAAGGCGAACAGGTGATATTTTTTGCTGTTGTAGTTGCATTGGATCTTGACGATTTGGACATTCTCGCCAAGCTCAGCGAAGAGCTTCTGTGCTTTCTTCTGGTAAGACTTAGGAGTTGAGTTCTCTGCACCGTGACGGTACTCAGCGTTGGCGATGATGTTTAGCATGTCTTTCTCCTGTATCCGGCCGGGGCCACCCCCCGACAACAACTACAGCTTAGTTGATCTAATCCTAGAAAACAATACTTTCGACCACTTTGTTTTACTTATTTATATTCTAATCAATTCAAGGACTTAGAGGCTAAGTACAAAAACATCTGCACTTTTTTTCATCCCCGGACAAAAACATGTGCACTTTTCTGCGCTACTCCCGTCTGGTTACGTCTGGTTACGTCTGGTCCCGTCCTACTGCCGTCCGACATAAGGTCCGTGGTCCTCGGCGCCTGCACCCTCTCGATAGAACAGGTGATCGCCTATGACGGCCGTAGGACGCATTGTAAGGGCCCAGTCAGGGCGAACGTAGTAGGCATGATAATGCGTGGCGTAACCCGTAACGTCCTTCACAACGCCGCTGAGGACGCCTGAGGCGATCCACCGCGCTACGGTGTAGGCGCGCTCGTCTTGAGGTTTATCGGACTGGCCGTCGCAGTAGAACGAGAACGCGCAGCGGTTGCGGACCTCTCCGCCGTCGGTGACGACGCCGCACACGGTATCAGGGAAGCGTGAGTCGTAGACTCTCTCGAGGACGACCTGTGCGACGGCGACCTGCCCCTGCAGGTCTTGGTTGCGGGCTTCGTGGTAAATGGTCAGTGCTAGGCAGGCTAGGGCTGAGGTAAACATCAGCGGTGCTCCATGGTGAGATTGATTTCGTCGATGAGCTGCTCAGCAACTACCACCGCTTCACGTGCCAGTTGATCGGTAGAGCGCTTCGATCTGCCGAGCAGCGCGTGCATCATTACCGTTGAGATCAACGCTAGGATTGCTTTTTCGTCGTCCATTTATTTTCTCCAGATAACCCGGTCTATTAAACCAGTCGTTCAATGTGTGTGTTGACGGCCCGAGCTTGCGGCTGATTAATTTTTTAGGAACGCCTTCATCACGAAGTCGGAAGGCCTCCTGTACTACTTCCCACGGCCACGCTTTCATATGAGCCACTTGTCCTTGAGTATCTGAAAGTTAGCTTGATGCTGCGCTTGGATTTCATTTTTGTTTTGCCCAGTGTAAGGCACTGCCAAATGCTCGGTGACTAGCGCAGCGTTTATCGAGGTGTCGTCGGTCAGGTAGATTGTTCCGAGGTACCGTCCGAACTTTCCTTTCTCTTTTGTCTGGAGGCGATAGGTTCCTCCGACGTGCAGTGCGTCCTCGACAAATTCCTTCGCCAAGAACCCGGCAGCTTTTTCTTCAGCATCGAGTGTGCGGCACTCTGGAGTATCAACACCGTACAAACGAATGCGCTCACCGCAACGCCAAGTATCAAACCCAAGGTCAATATCAACATCGACAGTATCTCCATCGACAACACGGACAATTTTGCATTGGTAGTCATACATGATTTATTCCCAACCTTCAGGTTTATCTCCACCTAACACCCATGGGTCTGGAATAGATTTTTCTATCTCGTCTTTGACGAGCTTAGCTATTTCAACAGCATCACGAGCCAACTCATACTTGTTCGTGTGCTTGCCTAATTCTACAAGCGCCTGAGCGATCATAAACACCTGCTGTTCGTATTGCTGCCTGTGGCTCATGCGTCTTCTCCTTTCTTGTGAGCAGGGCGATGCGCCCCGATGTCTCGGTTGGTTGGATCGGTTAACGAGTCTGGTCGCATGAGGCGATCAAACTTTCTCTTGGGAGCGTTAGGGTCAACCTCGCTAAATGCGCGTGGCGGACAAACGGTTATCACTCCGCCGCTGTCCTTGTATTCCTGTACCTGACGTTCTAATTCTGCACGTAAGAGAGCGCGTTCAGATAAAGTAAGAACATCCATTCGGGTCGTGGTCATTCATCCTGCTCCTTCGGGCTGAGCTCTAGCACGGTGCTTTCTGGCGACAGGGTTGACCCGTGAGCCGTGGTCCCTGACACACGAATCGTGAGGGTGTCGACGTTGGCCTTCTTGCCGAAGATGCGGTCGAAGTTGTCGTCAAACTTTTCTTTGCTCACGCTCAATGGGCGTGGTCTGCTTCCCTTGCTCATTATTTTTCTCCGTGGCGTTTGGTTAAACCATTAACGGGGTCAGTGTTTCCTGCGCCCATGTTGTAAGAATCCACCCGAGCTTTATGCAGATAGTTGACAAGATTGTCGACTGTACCGCTAGGCTCTTCGATGGCCGTTTTTAAAAGTTTAATCACTTCCACTTTATCGACAACTTTCATCAACTCGAGGTGACTGTCTACAATTTCCTGCACGTCAACGTCTAACATTACTCAGCCCTCCAGATTCGGAGGCCGTTGTCCTCACGTCGAGCGACATACTTTTGGTTGTGGCGCCGACCGGTTGACATAGCAGCGCGGTAAGCGCGCCCGTTTACTTCCTCGCCGTCGAAGTAGACTGACTCGCCTACTGACATCTCGAGGAAGGGGTACTTGCGAGCCCGTGAGGACTCGGGTAGTGGAACGCCTGTTTCAATTTTCATACGTGGGTCCTTAGTTGCATTGGATATCAGGGTTGTACGGGGGCCATGTTCCGTCGGCCACGAACTCACAGTAGCGATCCTGCTGCTGCTGTGCTTCTTCAAAATCGGATGTACCGGCGAGGCCAAGGGCCGCGACGAGCGCGGCCAGTGCTAGTAGGATTCTCATTACGCTGCCTCCTGTGCGAGCTCGTAGCGATAAGCGAACTCAGAGAGGAGTTGATCTTTAATGCCGCGCACTAGGTGGTAGGCGTCAGACTGACGGTATTCTGGGTGCTCGCATGACTGATAGTCGAAGGAGTTGAGGACCTCTTTAATCTTAACGAGATCGTTGTAATCGTAGCGGGCCTTGGCTGCAAGTTTAACCTCGGCGAGGAACTCTTCGAGAGTGCCGCAGAGGAAGCCACCGGCAACGCCGTACTTAGGGTAGAGGGCCTCGAGAGACTTGATGTTCTCCTTGGCAAGTATCGTGGCGATGTCTGCAGCAATCACGATGTCGATGTACTCTTTCTGATCGAGGTTAACGAAGTGACGTGGCGCGCCGGGCTTAAGAGCATACGCTGCAAGCAGGGCGAAATCTTTGGGATCACATAAATAGGCTGACATTGTCTTTCTCCTGTATCGGTTAAATTAAACTACAAACGAATACTAGCACACTGATCAGACAGCGCAACTACTTTTTCCTACGGGGAAAGTGTACCCCATTTTCTCGATAAGCACGTCGCGAACGTGCCCGCGGTCGATGCTGTCAGCAGCGAAGTCGCTTAGGTTAATTCCGCTGAGGTAGTAACCGGTTGCGATGGCAACATCTAGGCGCGTAACGCCCATGTCATAGACGCCGCCGGGGCCGTAAAAAGTGCTAACGTAATCGATAAAGTCGATGAAATCTTGCATGGGATTCTCCTGTATGTGGCCCCCGTAGGGGCCGGTAAGTTTAAACGTAGTCCAGACACCACTCGTCTGGGTATTCTGAAAGTTCAATTCCTGCTTGGATCTGAGCGAGCTGATCCTCTTCGAGGACCGCCGGTGCTTTGCAGGGGCTAGGCTCAGCCTTGAATAGACCGCAGCCGTGCTGCTTGAAGAGAGCGGCAGCCTGCATGTAGCTCAGGCCTTCAGGGGCGCCGTAATCGGCAGGGTCATGCAGCATGTCTTGGTCGTGAGGCTCGCCGCAATGTGGGCAGTAGATGTCAAACATAATCTTTCTCCTTTCTAGTTAGAGTAAATTCTGTGGGCCTTGATCGACCACTTCTGAACTACCGGCTGACCGCTCTCGTCTTCGTCGACGACGATATAGGCCACGGTCTTTTTGACTAGCGCGTAGCGCCATCCTGAATCGTTTTGTTCATCTACAGGAGCATCAGAGACCCAGACGCGGTGAGGGTATCCGGCGAAGGTGTCCTCGCCGTGGAGGTCGTACTCGAAAAAGTTACCGTACTGCTTCTCGACAAACGATCCGCCTTCGCGGATGGGGTAAACTGCTGAAGGGGCAAATGCCATGTGACTGTCTCCTGTATGATGTCGGCCAATCCGACAAAGAGATGGTCTCATAATGCGAGACCACCTGCAACTACTTTTTACTACTCAGTGAAACACAAGTCGAATGAGTAGTAAGGCTCGGTGTACCATCCGCCCTTGAAGTAATTATGTAACTGCATTGAAGTGCCGATGGCCCACTCATAAGGTCCCGCTTCCCAACAGACCCGCCAATTTTTGCCGTAGCCACGGGCTTGGCTTTCCTCTGGGGTATCGATGAAGATTTCGATATCCGGGTTTTGCCCGTACACCTCTTTCGCAAATTTGCACAGGGCTTTATGAAAGGCCTTGGCGGCACCTGCCTTGGTCTTGTACTTCTTAGGATCGAAGTTAATTTCCATGGAACCTACTTCAGTTTGAATTTTCATGTCTTTCTCCTGTATTAAAGAATCGCGGGGTTTTGAACGACAGGCTCGCCTGCTTTCTCGGCGAGGTAAACAGAGACCTCATATTGCTTTTTGGCCTTTAGCTCAGCGGCAGCCTTGCACTGCGCGGCATAGGAGGTTTCAGCGTAGACTTCAATCTGCTTACCCTTGTAAAGCGCTATGTAACCGTTCATATCTTTCTCCTGTATGGTGTCGGCCAACCCGACAACTGAATCGTCTCACGTTTTTAATACTACCGTCAACTACTTTTTTCTACCCAATAAAATCAACAAGTTAGTGGACCGTGGGCCCTTCTTCTATCTCATCGTCGTAGTGTTTTCTGTCCACGTCGTAGTGCATTTCCATCATTACAAGGAAAGCTTCTTTCTTGATCCCTGATCCTTGGGCCGTGTCGCACAGCATATTAGTCAAGACGCACATGAGCTCACTGGGGCCGATGCCGAGAGTGTCTTCCATCTCTTCGACCACGGCCCACATCTCGTCGTACATCTCCACCACTAATCTGCTGAACTCTTCAATAGTCTTCAACGATCCTCTCCCGTAAGATGGCGTCTTCCCAATGCCTGCAGTTAAAACAATACCAACCTCGTCGCACGGGCACCAATTCTTTCTGAGCATTCTCGTCGTGGCCTATTATCTGGCCCATCGTCTCGCCGCAGGGGCAGGGCTTCTTGCTTAAATCCTCAGTCGTCATAGTTCATCGGCTCCGTCTTGTACGTGCCAACGATGCCGTGCTTGGCCTCGATGAGCCTCGCGAAGTCCTTAGCGAACAGCGGTGCAGGCTTAACGTGCTTGGCCGCATCCATGTAGGCGAACATAATCTCGTCATGGTCCAGTGGCTTCTGGCCTAACAGCTTAGCCTTGAGTCGCTTAAACATTGCGCGTCTCCTTTTTTTCAATCTCCTGCTTAGCTCGGCCTGCAACTTCCTCTCGGCTGTACCCAAAAAAAGTGTGCTTTGTCGTGCCAACCGTGACCATGGATTTGTACCATTTAGGCCCTATTTTATAGACTACCATTTCATTCTCCTGTCTGATCGGTTTCGTCTTCAAGTCTAAATACCTCCGCCTCGTCTAGCATTGCCAGAACGTCGACCTTTCTTTTGCGCCCAGAGGGCCCTCTTACTGTGATGTTTACCGCAACAATATCGACTTGTTCCGGTAGCCCAAATTCAGCAGGTAGGATCTCGTAAACTACCTCAACCGGCAAGGTCAAGGAGCTGCTTACTGTATTTTTCATTTTTGTATTCCTGCTCGAGTGCATGGGCTTTGACGGGGTCACTGTCTCTCAACAGCTCAATGAAATGGCGCGTGATCAACGAGCCTGCGATCTTGCTCAGGGGCGCCTCGTAGAACTCTCCTAACTCGCGCAGCATCGCGTAATGCTCTGCCCGCACGCATAGGTTAGCCCACGGAGTTTCTCGCTTAGACGGCGAGGGAGGGGGCACGTAACCCTTTGGTCTTCTCTTTCGATTCTTGTGGACACGTCGTCGCACGTACACACCTGTTGGCATAGTCTTCTCCTTTCTGGTTTGGTATATGAAGCTTACAGTATTCTAATATACGCTGCTACTTTGATTCGCCCCAATTGGGCCCAACCTCAACGTCTACCTTGCTTGGCACGGCGAGCTCTACCGCTTCGCGCATGATCTTAGCGGCCCCCTCAGCCTCTTCACGGCTTTTTACAGAGAGGGCTATCTCATCATGCACCTGCAGCATGATGTTGAACCCTGCCTTGTGTAGGGCAAGCATGGCGCTCTTACACTGGTCCGCTGCGCTTCCTTGGATTAGTTTGTTGGTACCCTTGTAGGTCATGGCGCGTTTGATTCGCGTGCCGTACTTTGCAGCGGCCTCTTCGTAGGGCAGCGCTTTGTTGATTCCCCACGCCATTGGTTCCCACAAAGGAAAGCGACACTTGCGGCCGAGCAATGTTCTGATCGATCCGCCGGAGGCAGGGTACTCAATGCGCTTCTGCACCGCGTGGATTGTTGACTTCAGGAACGGGACCTTGGCGTGGAACGTCTGAATCAACTCCTTCGCTTCGTCGTCGTGCATGTCGAGCTCTACCGCGAGCTTCTTAACGCCCATGCCGTAGATCAAACCGAGCCCGATAGTTTTGGCCTGCTTACGATCAATGCCTGCAAGGTCGGCGACCATTTGGTGGAAGTCAGTGCCGGGGTCCTCTTGATAAGCCTCAGCCATCTTACCGGCGCCATCCAGTTTCAACAGGCTCGCATAGTGAACCAGTAGGCGGGGCTCCTGACTCGAGAAGTCGTTGGCCGCCCAGAGCTCGCCTTCCTCAGGCAAGAACAAACCTCGGACCATTGGACCGATAACTGGGTGGCGTGCAGGCACTTGCTGCAGGTTCGGTTGGTTCATGGACAGTCGGCCGGTGACCGTGCCGCCGCCCTCACCGCGCAACTGGTTAATGTGCGAATGGATTCGCCCGGTGGCCTCGCTTGCATCGAGGTACGGCTGCAGGAAAGTGTTGTGCGTCTTGTTTATCTCGCGCACCTCAACGATGGCCTTGGCAATCGGGTGCTCGCATCCCTCGAGGAAGGACTTAGTAAAACTTGGCGCGCCCTTGTCTGTCTTCGGGTAGCCAATGTTCAGCTTATCAAAGGCCTTGGCAATGCTTGCCGCTGCCCACATGTCGACAGGGACGCCCGCCTCCTTGCGGATAAAGGCAATCATCTTTTTCTCTTTCTTCTTGAGCTCTTCGGTGAGCTCTATTGCTTTTTCCCTATCAAAGCGAATGCCTTTATGCGTCATACCCACTAGCACAGGCAGTATCTCAGTTTCCAATTGGAAGATGGACTCGACCTCTTCTTGCCTTAGCAGGGTCTCGAGGTGATGCCAGAGCTTCAGCGTAAGTGCCGCATCCTGTTCGCCGTAGGCGCCAACAAAATGCGCCGGAAGTTTCCAGAGCTCTTTCTTTGGGTGCACGCCAAAATCTGCAGCCGCCTTCTTGAGCTGCTCCTCTGACTTAATCTCTTTGAGCATATCGAAACCCAGAGAGTTTAGTGCGTAGCTGTATCGGTTCTCGTCGACTAGGCCTGCAGCAATCATCGTGTCGATAATTGTTCCTTGAACCTCGAACCCTGACGCCAGTAGCCAACCCAAGTCGTATGCTGCGTTATGCATCACCTTCGGGCAGGGCAGTTTTAGAATGTCCGTGATCCATGCCTCGACCATTCTTTTATCGAGGTTGCCGCCACCGCCATGTGCGATAGGGTAGTAGCCGCACCACCCGTCTACTGCGACGGCGTAGCCGACGATAAACCCGTCGTTGCGTGGCCAACCGGGCCCGAACTTCTCCATGTTTGGATCGCAGGTCTCGAGGTCGATGGCAATCTCTTTTGCTTCCGACAGGTCAGGAAAATGTTGTGGTGGGGTCCATTCGCTCAAAATCTAAATCCTCTTTCTTCATTCTTTGGAAGCACAATGTGCAGGGATTGCCTTGTGCGCGTGACGCCCACATAGAGCAGTCGATTAATGTCATCGGCGTTCTTCGCATAATCTTTTGCAAACTTAGGGCTCAGGTCCGTGAGCAATAAAACATTGTCCGCCTCTCCGCCCTTAGCTCCGTGGATCGTGGACAGTTGTATCGCAGGCTTAACGCCTAGCTTCGCACCACGCCTCAGCACAGCGATTAGGTAGTCGCGTTTGTCTTCGCCTATCTTGGTCAGGGCTTCGTGCCAGATTGCATCGGTCAGTAACCCTTGGTTAGCTTTTAGCTCGGCCATGTCATACATAGCCTCGGGGTCCGCATGCCTTAGCGATTTAAACCCGCGCTTTATCGAGGAAGCAGGCAAGTTCTTATAGACTTGTCGCAGCACGTCGTAGCCAATCGACTGGCCCTTACGTAACCGTTCCCAACCAATGACAGAGGTCACCACCGAATCGGCAATGCTCCGTTGTCCATTACGCTCGAAGAGAAGGCCTTGGCTTTTGATCCAGTTGTGCAGCTCGTTAAGCATGTAGTTCGTGGACGCCATGATTAACCATTCGCCCTTGCTGATATCCACCTGCTCGAATTGGTTGTAGTAATTTATCTCGCCCTGCTCTTGTCGTGGCGCCCAGATTTTCTCCTGCCTGTTCTGGATTCGCTTCACGATAGAGTTTGCAAGGAAGTGGACCTTAGCCGGTACGCGATAGGACTGCTCAAGAATCTTTACCTCACCCTCACAGGACAGGAAGCTTTCTACGTCAGCACCGGACCACGTGTATACCGCTTGGTCATCATCTCCTGCGACAAACGTGCGGTCCGCCTTCTCTGCCAATGCCATAACCAGTTTCCATTGCAGGCGTGATAGGTCTTGCGCCTCGTCGACAATTAGTACCTCGAGTGAGGGCAGGCGTTCGTCCTGCTCTATCAGTCTCTCGAGCAGGTCCGTAAAATCCATCAGCATGTGCGCCGCTTTAAACTTGCGGTAGGCGCGCTCGACAAACTCAAAATAGAACCATTCGATGTCCATGTTGCTGCGGTTGTAATGTGTCCGCAGGTCTATGCCTCGAATGCGTGCGATGTTTATCTCGTTCAGAATTGCGTTGTCGGCGCGCACGATA